AGTGGTCATCGACGACGTGTCTCGCTTACCCGCCGCCGCCGTCCTATGGTAGAAATTTGGTATGCAAGACGCTAGGCCAAATTGATTAAAAATGCAAACGTCCACCAGCGAAGGACTTGTGGCGAGAAACACTCTGGAACGAAAAAGATTAGTATACTCTTTAAGGAGGTTCGTTTAATGGGTATGAAGCGTCTGAGTTGGGGCGATGTGTACGACCGGTTGAGGGGTGCGCCACCCGGAAAGCTCTTCGGTGTGCCTCGTGGTGGTGCCGTTGTGGCAGGGTTGACGGGTAGGGCGGTTGATAGCATCGAGGATGCGGATGCTATCGTGGACGACATCGTGGATAGTGGAGCAACACGGGAACGGTATGCAACGCATGGCAAACCGTTCTGGTCTCTTTACGAGAAGAGTGATCGAAGCGAATGGGTAGTGTTTCCGTGGGAGGAGCGTGACCTGTCGAGCGACCTGCGTGACACAGTGATCCGCCAGTTGGAGGCTATTGGTGAAGACCCGAATCGGGACGGTTTACGGGACACGCCCAAACGGGTGATCAAGTCGCTCATGGAGATGACCGCTGGCTACGGGGAGGAACCGGCTAGCATTCTTTCAACGACCTTCGATGTGGAGTACGACGAGGTCGTGATACTGCGGAACATCCCGTTCACAAGCCTGTGTGAGCATCACATGTTGCCATTCACAGGAACGGCCACGGTAGGCTATCTTCCCGGTAGACGTGTGGTCGGGCTATCAAAGCTCGCCAGACTCGTTCATTGCCACGCAAGGCGATTGCAGGTGCAGGAGCGTATGACACAGGATATAGCTCGGGACATTGACCGGCACTTGTTTACCCGTGGCGTTGCCGTGGTGGTCACCGCAGGGCACTCGTGCATGTCGTGCCGTGGCATAGGCGTTTCGGGTAGCGAGATGGTCACTTCGGCCATGCTCGGGAGGTTTCGTGAAGACCAGTCTTTGCGTGCTGAATTCATGGGCTTGCGATAACGTTAGTTATTATGTTGCATTAAACAGGGAGACAAGCTGAGATGGCTGAGGAAAATAAGGAACCTGAGAAGGCTAAGGAAAGGAGTCAATTTGACGGTACTATGCGTAGGCTACCGGACGGTACATGGGTACCGAGGAGAGGGCGTGCGGCGAAGTTTACGGACGCTTCCATAATAGCGGCTCTGCATAAGACTCGGGGACTGGTTTACCTTGCTTCGCAGGTTCTCGGCTGTACTCCGTTGACCATTTTTAAACGGGCGAACAAGAGGCCCGAGGTGCGGAGTGTCATTGAGGACGAGCGTAATCGTGTGGTTGATTTCGGCGAACTCAAGTTGATTGAGGCCGTGCAGCGTGGTGATGCGTGGGCAGTGTGTTTTCTACTGAAGACGCAGGGTCGCCGTAGAGGCTACTCGGAGCGGTTTGAGGTGGAGGATATCCGCCGAGAAATGGAGAGCATTCGCCTTGAACTTGCAAGCGCTACTGGAAGAAGCCCGGGAACTCCGCCGACTCGTTTCACACAAGACCGGATCGGTTATCCCGAATTGTCCAGTTGAGTATGCCCATTCTCGTGGCTTGCGGTTGACCCCGCAGCAGGAGCGTATCTTGTACGCTCTTAATCAGCCGCCTTATTCGGTGCTAGTCCGTGCGGCGCACTCGGTGGGCAAGACATTCGTCGCCGCCGTTGCGACCGCATGGTTCTACGACCGGTTCAACCCGGGCATCTGCATGGCCACGGCACCTGTTCACTATCAAGTGAAAGACCTCCTCTTCAGGGAGCTTCGACGGGTAAAACACGACGACCCGAACTGGCTCCCGAAGGCCACACGACTGGAGTCCTCACCAGACCATTTCATCCACGGTATGACCGCTTCTAAGGGCGATGCCTTTCAGGGGCGGCACATGTCCGAGATGATGATCGTGTTCGATGAGGCAGCTGGCGTGGATGTGATGTACTGGGATCGTGCCAAAACGATGGTGGAGCCGGGTAGGCGTGGGCACTTCTTTCTAGCCATCTACAACCCGTACGACATCAGTTGTCCCGCCTACATTGAAGAGCAACGAGCGACCCATACCGTTCTGGAGATCTCGGCACTCGAACACCCTAACGTGCAGAGTGGCATGGAGATGGTACCCGGGGCGGTGACCCGTGCCACGGTGCATTCTCGTGTGCATGAGGAGTGCAGAAGGATCGGCCCCGGGGAGGATGTCCCGCCGAACGCCTTTCAATGGGAGGGGCAATACTGGCTCCCAGAGAGCCCGCTATTCGAGGTGCAGGTTCTGGGGCGTTGGCCCAGCCGCTCGGTGGCATCCGTGTGGTCTGATCGGGCTCTTGAGAACCTCCAGAAGCCTGTGCAGGTTCACCCGGAGTGGTTGGTGCAGATTGGTTGCGACCCGGCACGGTTCGGCGACGACAGGACGGCGATATGCGTTCGCAAGGGCATGGCGGTTATTTATATGGAATCCCACCGTGGTTGGAGCCTGAACATGACCGCCGAGCGATTGAAGGAGTTGTGTCAGACCTATAGCCAAAACGGCCAGCAGGCAACACAGATACCGGTATTGATTGACGCAGCCGGTCTGGGTGCAGGGCTGGTGGACATGCGTGGCGGTGGTGCCACGCGGTACAATTTCGTCGAGGTGAACAGCAGTCTGAAGTCTAGGTGGGAGGGAGATTATAATAACCTCCGCAGTGAGTTGTGGTTCAACGCCAGTGAGCTGGCGGACTCCGAGCAAATCTCAATTGCTCCGCTACCAGATGACATCAAGCAGGGATTGATGCTAGAATTGCGCCAACCCATTTTCACGCTGGATAGCCTCCAGCGGAGGATGGTTGAGGCGAAAGCGATGACAAAACGCCGTTTAAAGGCATCGCCCGACCTTGCAGACGCATTCAACCTTTCGTGCCTTATCCGTTCGGACGGCGGGTTTACCGAGCAGATTACGGGACGTGTGTAGTGAGTGGTGAGTTCGCACAGCGAACGAACGGAGGCGAGCATGAACAGCAAGGTCGCAGTTGGCCCTAAGATTATCTCCGAGTCAATGAACCTTTACGGCGGTCTGCCCGGGTTCCCAACCAGTGGCGACGACCTGTTCGCCGAGGTCGGCCCGTACGGGTTCATGGATGGTGGGTACGGTACACAGTACCTCTCACGCCGTGATAATCGACTGTCCGGCGAGCTATTGCCACTCTACATCAACTGGTGGCAACTCAAGCAGCTGCGTGACCGTTCACGGTTCGTGTGCCGAAATAATGAGTTCGCTATCGCAGCCATTAACGCACATCGCAACTATGTGGTCGGTACAGGGTTCACCTATACGGCACAGGCACGACAGGACAACACAGACCCGAAGTTGATTCAGAAGGTGCAAGACCTCATTGACCTGTGCTGTGAACACAACCGCATGAGCGAGATCGAGTCCGAGGCCGTGCAGCGTTACCACGCTGACGGGGAGTTCTTCTGGAGACTGTTCCGTGGCGGGGACGGTTTACTGCGTGTCCGTTTCGTGGAGCCTGAACTGGTTCGCAGCCCCAACGACGACAACACGCCCGATAACTCGTTCGGTGTACTGTGCCGTGGTGAAGACCTGCACGACCGGTTGGCCTACTGGGTGGTAGAGAAACCGTGGGAGACCACGACACCGACCCGGGTGCCAGCAGAGCAGATCATCCATGTACGAGCTAATGTGGAGAGTAATTCAAAGCGGGGTCTGCCAACCGTCTACGCCGTGGAGAGTAATCTTCGTAGTGCGGAGGATGTGCTTCAGTCGATGATCGCCGTGGCAAAGGCCCGCAGCAAGATTGCGGTCATCCGCAAACTGAACGACTCACCTCCCGAGGCTGTGGAAGAATTCAACCGCAAGGCGACAGACTACACGGTGCAAGACCCGGCATCCGGGTACCGCACGAATATCAGCCACATGGGATACGGCACTATCCTCACCTCGTCCGGCAATGTCGAGTACGACTTCCCGGCCATGAACATCGGTGCGGCAGACCTTGTGGAGACATTGTCCGCAAACCTGCGTGCCATAGCTGCCCGGTTCGGTATCACCGAGACCATGA